ATGAATGCTGTCGATTCCACATTCCAACGCGCACTTCTGATACAACTGACGGAAATCTTTGATGGCCCTCCTGGGAAGGAAGCCTATCTCCTCAACCCGGGCGATCCTGGCCTGCTGCGACAGTTGGGTACGATTACCGCGGCCCAGGCTTCGATCCGCCCGTGCCCGGGTAGAACGACGATCGCGTCTCACGTTGACCATGTTCACTACGGCCTCACGCTTTTGAACCGCTGGGCGGCGGGAGATATGGATGTCTGGGCAGAGGCCGACTGGGAAGCCAGCTGGAAACGAACCGTCGTCACGGAAGAGCAGTGGCGAAAGCTGCGCGAAGCGTTGCGCCACGAGTTCAAGAACTGGCACACCGTCGTCGCCACACGCACCCATTGGGACGAAACGGCTGCCGGCGGCGCGCTGGCCAGCGGCGCCCACACGGCCTATCACCTGGGTGCTATCCGGCAAATTCTGGCATCCTTGGGTTGAACTTTCAAAACGTGCCGATTTGGCTCTTGACAACCCGATCGTCCTTCTAGTATACGTCTGTATACAGAACGCTTGCCACTATGCGCCTATGATCTCCACGACACCCGATAACCGCGACGCCGCGATCGTGGCCACGAACCTGCGTCGGCTCATGGCCAAGGGCGCGCTCACGTTCGACGATGTCGTGGCCGCGTCCGGACTTGACGAACGTACGCTGCGCGCGATCGTGCGCGCTAAAAGCAACGCGCACGCGCGGACGCTACATAAACTTGCAACCGGCTTTGGCGTCTCGGTGGACGAATTGTTTCGCCCGCCCAGCCAATTCAACCCGCGACAATTCGATCGCGCCACGAACACTTTGGTTCAATCGGTCGTCGCGTCGCACGCCGACATGTTTGCCAACTGGTCCGACGCCGATTTCGATGAGCTCTACAGTCGCTTTGGCACGGGCGGCCAGCTGACCGAAGAAGGCGTGCTTGCCGGCGCCGCGGCCATGAACGCCAAACGCGACGTTTGGCGCCAAGTGAGCGTCATTCTGGAAAGCGGCGAAGCTGATATCCTCACTGAGTTTGTGGACTTGCTCTATCGACGCACCACCGCGACGCCTAAGTTTTCTTCCGAATCCCGCCCCTCGGCGGGGAGGCGACCGGAACATTCCGATCAGTCCCCATCAGATCTCCGGCAGCCGGCAGACTGTGACCACGCTGTTGTTCAGCGTCTGGCGCTCAACAAACAAGACGGAGTACGCGATGCTTTCGGCGTCGGTGATCGTATCACCTGCTGCAATTTGCGTTGACGCAAGCGGCCCGCCGTCCAGGTGGAACACCACATCCGTTGCCTGCAACTCAATATACCGTTCCACATTTCGCTGCCGCGATTGCGTGAGCGGTCGCCGCACGCCACGGACATTGCTGACGGCCGGACCGCTGACGGGATCGTAGGTCACCAGCTCGATGCCGTCGAAAATCGAAAAGTCTGTGGTGGGATTGGGCATGATGTTGGTTCACAGATTGAAATTTGGACCGACCATCCTAGTCGGCGTCCTCGGCCGCAGGAACCGGACCAGGATGGTCCGGCTATGTGATACCCAGCGACCGCACCTCGAACGGCTGATACTCCACGAGCTTCTGGTCGCACCAATCGATCGATCGCTGCAATGCGTCCGCATACTCCTGCCAATGCACGCGCTGGCCGTCGATCCAATACGTCGGTTTCGGATCGGCACGGATGGAATCGAGCTGGGCAAGCGTTTGGCCGCGGATGGATTGAATTTGCTCTACATCAGTCATGTTGAGTTTCTCACGTGAAATTGAACGCAACCGCAAATAGCCAGGAGCCGAGGGCCAGAGAAATCCGGCCCTCAGCCCTCGACCCTTAGCCCTCGATCATCATCAACCCGTGTTCTTCACGACATACCGCGGATTGATCACCGCGGCCGCGCCGCGCTCGCTGGCTTTGAACCGCAGCACGATGTCGTTGTTGAACTCGGCCTCGCTGCCGAGCGGCGCCTGCGTGACGGTGATCGGCCAGTTCTCCATGTAAGCGAACGCGCGGCGGAAGTCGCCGACGAACCAGTACTTTTTGGCAGTCGCCGCGGCCACACCGGAGGCGATGAGCCGCCGGTACGCCAGCCGGCTGTCGTGCACGCGATAGCCCGACAACGGGTTGGCCGCGACCGTCGCCGTCGTGGAACCGGCCGCCGTGAACGTCAACTCGGCCGCCTGAAACACGCGGTGCGCCGCGTGGCGATAGGCCGGCATCACCAGCACCGTCGTGCCTCGCACAAGCACCGGCTCGCCGGTGTTCGGATCGAGAATGTCGGCGAAAAGCTGCTCGGCCTTGTCCACGTTCGTCCAATCCAACAGTTCGTTGGTGGCCAGCGAGTTGATCCACGGCGTGGACGTTTGATACGTGTTGTACGTCGTGCCCTTCCACTTGTAGTTGTTAGTCACGCCGATCACTAAATCGATCAGCCGCTTCTCCTTGTTGAGCCCAAGGATCTCACCCACTTCGGCGGCGCGGCTCAACACGAGGTGCGTGCGATCAAAGAAAATCGCTTCCTTGGTGACGGGCACAATGAAACCCCGCTTCGTCGTCGAGGGCGTCTCGATGTAGTCCTCGCCGAACCCAAGGTGCGGATAGGGCATGCCCGGGCCAACTTCCTCGATGGCGTCGGTCACTCGCGCGATGCCGGGGATCTTCTCGCCGTCGAGCCGCGTCGGAACCGTATCCACGAGCTTGGAAATGACGAACGCTTCCTGGAGGTAGGCCTCCATGATCTTTGAGTAGATCACCTGGCCCGTGATGTTGAGGAACGCGGTCACGTCCACCGCGCCGGCGGATTCGATGACGCTCACCCCGCCGGAGGAGCGCGGATCGAGCATCCGCACCCATTCGCGGCCGTCCGGCACGAGCGTCTCGGCCAGATCGCGGATGCTGAAATCCTCGGGCTTGAGATGACCCTCGCGAAGCGCTTCGCTGAGGTGGCCGACGGTTTGCTCGGCGCCGTCGAGGTCGTAGCGCCGCTTCAGTTCTCGGTATTTCAGGGTCATGTTCGCAATCACTCCTGTTGTTAGAAAATGTGTAAGACGTTGAGGATGCCGGGGGCAGGGAAATGCAATCATTGAGATCACCCTGCTCCCCGCATCCTGCATCCCGCATCCTTCTTTACAAAATCGTCTGCGGGCCGCCTTTGAGAACGGCGCTCACGATATCGACCAGCACGCGCGTACCGGCCGGGTTGAGCCGCTTGGCGCAACGGCCGATGGCGGCGTTGGCACTGGTGACTTTCGCCACGGTTTGACTGAGCAGCTGCGTGCCATTGGAATGCTCGTCCGGGCCCATCATGTCGCCGACTTCGAGCGTCGTGCTCAGGCAATCGAACTCGAACACGCCCGCCGTCGCCACACGGATCGCTTGCGTCGCGCCGCTGGGCGAAGCTTGCATTGCCACACCGGCAAAGACGTCGTGAAAGAATTGCTGATTACCAATCTCGCTGCCCTGGTCGCCTTGCATCGAAGCCGGCTTTGCGTCGTCGACATCGAGATAAACCATATCGCCGATCTCGATCACTGTGGCCGAATCGACCGGAAGCAATACGGGCGACGTATCGCCGTAGCGCCATCGCATTGTGTTTGCCATGAATCGGGTCTCCTAGCTTGGGGTGGAACGGATTGCGTGTCGTGATGTGCAACGTTTATCAGCCCCCGGCTTTTGCCGGGGGTTTTTGGGATGCGCCAAACTCGATCGCGTTTTCAAACCCCGGCAGAGCCGGCGGCTGTTTGCCTGCTCCATGCCGTCACCCGCGGATGGCGGCGGCGAATTCCTGTGCGTCGTGCAGGTTGCGGGTGGCGCCGCCTTGCGCCAGCAGAACCTGGTCGCGCGAACGGGGGCGGCGGGCGGACGAAGCCGCCTGTCCGCTGCGCCATGCGAACGCCGACCGGACGAGCGCGGCGCGCTCTTCGATGAGCGAGCGCATCCGCCCTTCATCGTCCGTTTTCAACAGCGTCTCAATGAACTGCGGGCCGACGAGCTGCGGTCCGGGCGTGCTGTCGCTGGACGGCAGCGGCAAATCGTATTCTTGCAACAGCGCAAGTATTCGCTCGCGGCGCCGCTGCGACTCCTCGCGGACAACCATCGCGGCCAGCTCGGCCTGCACTTGTTCCAACCGGGCACCGGCAGCGCGCTCGATCTCTGAGACCAGGTCGGGCCGCATTTCGCGAAGCTGCTCGAGCGTGACCATGTCAAGAGTCAAGAGCTTAGAGTCAAGGGCCGGACAAGAGCTGCCATTTCCTCGCTCTTGACTCTCGTCTCTTGCCTCTCGGCTCTCCGAGTGCTCGTACAATCCGCTCGTCGTTGCCGGATCGGCCACGAGATCGATGCTCTGAACCTTCGTGATGGCTTCGACGACGGTCTCGTCGCCATGGCGGGATGTGCGTGCCAGCACGTTGTGCGACATGCCGACATTTTGCGGCGCGTGCTCGGCATCCCACACGAGCTGCTCGGAGAGCGCGTGCTTGGGGTTGAAGTGCAAATCGCCGAACAGACCCTCGCCCGATCGGAATTGCACGCCGCGCACCACTCCAAGCCGGTCCTGGTAGTCGCGCGGCGAGAGCGGATGGCCCTTCGGATGGTTGATGTTTACTTTGGCGCCTTCATACAGACCGACGGCCTCGACGAGCGCGTGCTCGCGATACCGCCGCCCGTTGCGCGACATAAGTCCGAGCAGCTTCACGCCGCGAATCACGCCTGCTGTGCGATCGACGCGCAGCCGCTGCTGCCGCGAATCGACGTATTCCTGTAATAGTTCCGACATTGATGGCTCCCAATCGTGTTAAAGTGCTGCGTGATGCGGGGAGCAGGGAACATGTTCCACTCCCTGCCCCCTGCATCCAGCATCCTGCATCCTGAAACAAAAAAGCCCACGCGAAGGCAAAAAGCCTTCTCGTGGGCTCGAGCCGGATACCCGCCGCGGCGAGCTCCGCACGATACCGATTTAAGCTGTTAGCTGTTAGCCAGAGAATGATTGGCTAAAAGCTAATAGCTAACAGCTAATAGCTAATAGCTAACAGCTAACAGCCAATAGCTCACTTGATCAATCTCTCCATCGCCACGCGAATATGCTGGATGCGGCCGTCCTGCACGCTCATCGTCAGGCCGGCTTCCCCGTAAAACCCCCGCCGCGAGGCCTCGGCGAGCAATTGCGCGAGCGCCTGCTCGACCCGGTCGATCATGTTGCGTTGCGGCGTGGTTTCCACTCGCGTTTGAATCATGGCGTGACTATAGCAGAATAGTGTTCATATGTCCATAATTCATTTGGCCACCGGCGATCTTTTCGCGCGCGGGCGCACCGTCGTCCGCGCCGGCTACCTTCCGCGGCGCCGTCTTGCTGACAAGAAGCAAGTCGCGAGCATCACGCCAACCAGGGCGAACGTATGGGGCTCTGCAATCGCGACCAAATCGGAAACGAAAACACCCTGCGAGCCGTCGGTGAAGATTGCGGCGAAAGCGACTTGCCCGTAATCATTGAAACCACTCGGCCGTCCGTCGCCGTTGCCGCTGTTGCCAAGGAAAGAGAGCGTTTCGATGGTGCGGAAGACGGACGGTGCAACTTCGAGCAAGTCTCCTTCCCGAGCGATGAGCCGCAACCGGCCCGCCGGGCCAGTGGCCCAGATTCCCAGGTTGTTCGACCCGGCGACGCCGCTGCCCGCGAGCGTGGCTTCAAATGCAACCTGGCCGGCAGCATTGAGTGTCGGGAACGTGAACGTATTGAAATTGACGCCGTCGGGGGTGCCGGGCGCGTGCCGGCCTTCCTGGGCGATCCACTGCATATCGCCGAAGTCTTCTATCCAAATGCCCTCGTCATCGTTGCCAAACCCGCCACCGACGAGCCGGGCCCACAACGCAATCTGGCCCGCGTCGTTTATCACGTTGGAGACGAACTGGCTGAAAACGGCCCCGGCCGGCGCGCCCGGCGCAGGGTCGCCTGTCCGCACGACCAGGTCCAAACTGCCGGAGCGAGTGGACCAGACGCCGGCGTTATTCCCGGCATTCACGCCGCCGCCCACGAGCCCCGCGCGAAACGCCAGATGTCCCGCGGAATTCACGACCGGCGTGCTGAAACCTTGAAATGTGACGCCGCTGGATGTGTCGGGCGCCGGCGTGCCGCTGCGAGCGACAAGCGCCAAGTTACCCGCAGTCCCCGCCCAAACCCCACGATCATTGGACGTCGTTACCGCCGGGCCGGTCAGCATCGCGTCGAAGGCGATCTTCCCGCCATCGCTGAGCACCGGCGAATTGATCACCCAAAATGCGACGCCGGTCGCAGTGCCCGGCGGCTGGCTGCCTTTGCGCGCGACCAGCTCCAGCGTGTCGTGATCCCCGAACCAAATCCCCTGGTCGTTATCAGTGGTGACTCCCGGGCTCAAAAGCGAAAGAGTAGCGAGAATTGCAGTCCCGCCCGCCCCATTCAACAGCGGTGGCCCAGTCGTCAATTCCAGGTTCGAAAACTCCACGCCGCTGGGTGTGCCGGGCGCCTGGGTACCAGTGCGCACGACCAGTTCGGTGCTCGCAGCGCCGTTCACCCAAAGTCCTTCCCCTTGGCAGTTGGTCAGGTTCGCGCGAAAGGCCGTCTGGCCCGCGTCGTTCAACGCCGGCGGACGGAAACCGAACGTGAGATATCGCACCCCGCTTGGCATCTCCGCAGCCTGGTTCTGATCGCGGGCAATGAGTGCCAAACTTCCCGTGCCCTCGGAAAAGAAGCCTTCGTTGTTCAAGCTGAAGACGCCGCTGCCCTGCAACAGGGCGAGAAAAGCGGTGTGGCCCGCGGCGTTCACCGAGGGCGGGCCGAAAGTGTCAAACGTCACTCCGACCGCAGTCCCCGGGGCCTGCTGGTCGGTGAGGGCGACGGTGCGAACGTTGATTGCTTGGGCAGCGGCAGCATAGGTCAAATGAACGAGGCACGCCAGTGTGAATGAGTTTAAGCATATTCGGCGAATCATTAGGCCCTTTCCGAACGACTTTTCAATGCGACTCAGAGTTCTATCCAAAATATCAACCGCGGATGAGTTCGGCAAGTTTTTTGATTAATGGCAAGGCTAGCGAGCGCAACCCGTAATCGCAACCCCCATGACGCGCTTAACCGCGCTTCACTTAAGCCGCCGAGCCATGCACCGCCAGGTTCTTCTGTTCCTGGTCGTAATCGAGGCCCAGGTGCTGGCTCCAGGTTTGCGGCGAGAGGATGCCGTTCTGAAAGGCGATGCGATCGACGTGCGCTTGCTGCAGCTGGTCGCGGACCGCGAGCGCGGGCGGAATGATCTGGATTTCGACGACGTCGCGCACGCCGGGCGGCAATTTGCCGGCGGCGATGGCGTTATCGACGACTCGCCACATCACGGCCCGGTCCTGCTCGATGAGGCCCGCCTGCAGGCGCTCGAACATCCGGATGGCCGGGCTCTCGGCCACCATCGTGGATGCGAAGTTCGCATTCGAGGCATCGGATGTGAACATGAACTCCGGCATCACGAGCCGCGCGGCGATCGCCCGCAGCTCGGCTTGCAGCACGGCGACGAAGCTGGATGCATCGAGGCCGCGGGCCGGGAAGTCGTATTCCATGCCGGCGGGCGCATCGAGGATCGTGCCGGGGCCATACTGCGAATAATGACGCGTGCGGCCGTTGCTGTGGCCGGGGTCTGGGAACCCGGCTACAGCATTGTCGGCGACGAATTGCTCGATGCCGCTGCGGCTGGCGCCGCGATGCTTGCGAATCAGCGCGATCGCCGATTGGATCTCGGCGACGATGCTCATGTTCCGCAGCAGCCGCTCGGCCCGCCGCAGATTCTTGCGAACCGGCGCGTACAGCGGCAGGCCCCGCTTGACGTTGAAATCCACGTTCGCGCGGCGATGCTGCACGTCTCGCGCCGGCACGAATTCGCCGTCAACGTAATAACCGGCCACGCTCTCCACGTCGTCGGCGTCGGTCTGGATGCCGAAACTGGCGGACGGGTCACTGGCCAGCGACGCTGGCGGGGCGACCTGCTCGGGCTCGATGAACCGGACCCGGGTGAGACCGTCAGAGCCGACGAAGAACCGCAGGAACGCTTCGCCGTCGCGGTCCATTCGGCGGACGATCTCCTGTTGCCGCATTTGCCAGCGGTTTTCCTCGACGAATTGCTCGAGCACTTTCTGCACCGCCAGCGCTAGTTCGCACGAGGCGTCCATGCCCTTGCAGACGCCCGCCCGGAAACTGTGCCCTGCTCCGACGATGTAACTGACTCGGTTCTCGTGACCGTTGATGGCGAACTCATTCGTAGCGGCCAGCCGCCGGCATTGAGCGCGCAGTTCGCCCAGCGTCTGTTCGTTGAAGGGCACGCCGCCAAACGGCGCGGCCTGGCCGGGCGTGCCGCCCACCGGCAGCCACCAGCCGTCCATCGTGTCGGCATACGCCTCGCGCGGATCGACGAAGTTGTCCCACAGCGCGTCGAAGGCTTCGAGGAGTGTCGTTTCGAGATTTGAGGAGTTGTTCATGTTTGGGCTCCAACTGAATTGAAAACGTGTTGGGTAAGGATGGTGGATGCGGGATGCGGGGGGCAGGGACAATGCATCTTGCTTCAAACCCTGCATCCCGCATCCTGCATCCTCTCCGTCATCCCACTGGCAATCGATTTCCTAAACCATCGTCCGCGTTACGTCCGTGCCACGCGTCCTCGGCAAGTCGCAGCGCCATTTCGAGCGCGTCGGGGCCGTCGTCGTGCGCGCCGGCCGGGAAGTCGCGGAGCTGATCGACTAACAATTTCGTCGAAGGCGAGCGAGCCAAGAACCGCAGCCGCCGTTGCGAGAGGCACGGTCCCAGGCGACGGATGCGCACCAGCTTGTTGGCCTGGTTGTGAATCGCGGCGGGAATGATGTGCGCCATGCGCTGCCGGGCGAATTCGGCGGCGAATTCGCCGCAGAGCAATTCCTGGAACTGGTTCGCTTCGACGCCGAACAGCGTCGGCCGAAAACGAATGCAAATCGCCACGCCGTCGGTGACCATCTGCGGCGTGGGCCGCTTCGCCATGTCGGCCTCCACGTAAATCATGCCGGCGGCGTCGATGCCGAGCAGCACGTATGCCGAGTAATCGCCGCGGGCCGAGTCGCGGCCTTTGCTGGGATCGAGGGCCACCGCGCGAAGGACCAAGCCTTCCGGCCAGGCATCGAACCAGATGTGGTTGCCAAAGTATTCCTCGGGCCATTCGCACAATTCGGGATCGACGGGCGAGCCCTGCTTTTCGCGTTCGAACGCGGTGCGGCCGCTTTCCACGCGCATCCGCATGAGCGTGTACAGGTCCTCTTCGGCCTCCCATAACACGCTCGCGCCGGCGTCCATCTCCTGCTTGCGCGCGTCATAAAATGCACGCGCGTCGTGCCTCGCGTTGGGATTCTCGGCATCGGCGTAAATCGCTTCCCATTGGGTCCAAAGCTCCAGGTTCGTCGGCCACGACTGGATCGCGGCGAAGCGGCGCGACGTCCAGCCCGCGGCGCCCAGCAGCTCCATGGCGAGCGCTTCACGGTGCAGCGCCGTGGCCAGGTTAATGATGTTCGTTCGCGGGTCGCCGGCGCGCATCAAGAGGCCGTGAAACCAGCGGCGCGAGACCTCGCGCTGGCTGGCCGAAGCGATGTGGCTGTCGTTCTGCAGGTCGTCGCAGATGATGAGCGACGGACGGTGCTCGTTGAACCGACGGCCGCGGATGCGCTGACCGGTGCTGAGCGCTTCGATCGCCGTGCCCGTGGGCAACTCGACGAGTTCGGCCCGCCACGTCGGCCCGCGGCCGACTGCGCGAGGATAGAATTCCGCAAGTCGCCTGTTCTCAAGCAGCTGCGTCTTCACGTTTTCCAGGTGCATTTGCGCCTGCGGAATGGTATCCGAGACGATCCAGATGTACGGCTCCCAGACTTCGACCGCGGCACGAAGCACGTAGCACAGCGTGGCGATGGTCGATTTCGCGCTGCCCCGCGGGCCGATGAGGTTCAGCTTCGAGCCACGCGCGGTGTGAAACGCATCGAGCTGATCGCTGAGCCATTGGTGCATGCCGGAAGGCGCCCTGGCGAAATGTTTGGGAAGAAAGAGCCGGCCCCACGCCAGCAGGGATGCCGATCGCAGTTGTGCGGGACGCGCCGCACATCGCTCATCCCTCGCCGAACCATAGGCGCGCAGGTTGAGCACGCATTGCGAAAGCGCGTCTGGCGTCACGCAGTCGTATTTGTTGCTAACGGATTCGGCGTCCATGACGGGCGTTTCCGTGAATTTCAATCCGATCGCGTGGCGAAGCTCCGTAATTGACAAAACCCCCGGCAGAGCCGGGGGTTGAAGAGCCGGCGAATTGCCATGCACTCTCAGCAATCCGTTTGGATGTCGCCCCTGGCCGGCTCCTGGACAGCGCTCGGCTCGCACCCAAGCTGGTTCTTCAGGGAGATTCCCCAGTTTTCGGCGGATTGCTCGTCGCGGATGAGTTGCTCGACGGATTGCGACAACAAGTCCAACTTCGCGAGAATCTTCGCCCGGAGGTCCGAATCGTCGCACGAATCGAAGACGATTTCGCCGATCAAAGCCGTAAATGCCTTGAGTTGCCGCGTGGTGACTTCGCCGGCGCGGCGCGGCCCAAAGCGCTCCGGTGCATGCCGTTCCAGCCACCACACGGACGCGCGCCAGTTCTTCACGTCGTCGGCGGCCTGATGCACCATACGCATATGCCTGAGCTCCGCGCCGCCTTCGGCCCGGCGGATATCCGCGGCGAAAGCTGAATCGGTTTCTATCGCTCCGCGAATAGCGGCGAGCGAGCAGCCAGCCAGGTCGGCCGCCGTTTTGCGGTCGCAACCCAGGGAGAGCACGCCGCAGATCCGCGCCTTTTGTTCGGCAGTGAGGGTGGGCGGGAGATTGCATGTCATTGTGTGGTAGGTGTCGGGTGTCAGGTGTCCGGTTTCAGTTGTCGGGATTCAGGAACTGACACCTGTCCACCCGACTCCTGATACCTGCCCAAGTACTCGAACGATACGACCGTTCTTGCGACCGCGCGGCGGTAAGAGGGGAACCTCGCGCTCCGCGCCGATCCGCCGGCTTTCCTCACGTTGACGGTGCGCCATAGCGGCGAGCGGCGGCAGTGGCGAATGAGCGCCGGGTGGCTGCTCGTGACGTTGATCCGCAGCCCTTCCGCCCGGTGCAACTCCGCGACCGCCGCGACGGCGCGCATGCCGATGCCGATGCCCTGGTAATCGGGCAGCGTGACGATACGCGTGAAGCGGCGGTGTTTCTTCTTCGTGATCATCGGCATCGTCGCGCAAAAATGCACGGGATTGCCCTCCCACGTCGCCAGATAACAGCGGGCGGCCGGGTGCAGCGAGCCGCTCAAATAGTGATGACGCCTGAACAATTGCCAAGCCGCCATCCGGCAACGGTGGATTTCCAGCCGGATTTGCGGACGGCGAAACAAACCCCCGGCGGAGCCGGGGGCTGACCTCGTTAACTCGCATGTCGCCATATCAAGCATCCAGTCGGGCTCGAGCCAATCGGCAACATCGTAGTGGCAGGTGACGGCGACGAAGCGGCAGGGGATGTGACCAAGGCGAATGCCTTTGGCGATCGCGGCCGAGCACACCTTAGCGACGTTGCGATCGACCACGCTGGTGAATTCGTCGAAGACAATAACAGGATGCTGGATGCAGTATGCAGGGGACGGGGGTTTTCCCCCGCATCCCGCATCCTGCATCCTGCCCCCTGATAATTGAAAACCTTTTGCGAGCGCGCGAGCTAGATCGCAGCGAAAACGTTCGCCATTGCTCAGTACTTGATACGGCTTTACCCACGAGGGCGGCGAGCCGAAGCCCACCGCGGTGAACAGGTCGACGACGTTGCGAACGGGCAACCGGCCAAAACCATCGATCACCGCTCGATCCGCCGGCCAGTGGGCGCCGGCGTACAAACCCCCGCCGGAGCCGGGGGCTGACGTCCATGCGCGGCGCGCCACAGTGCTCTTGCCGCTGCCGGAGGGGCCGACAATGAGACCAATTTGCCACGCTTCGCTCTCGTCCGGCACCTCCACGTGAAAGCGTTCGGTTGCCTTCTCGGCCAACGGCACGTCGAACATCCCGGCAACTTGCTGCACGCGGAACGAGTCGTGCACGGGGCAGGAAACGGTGGCGGTAATAATCGGCATGGCGGGCAGGTGTCAGGTTTCAGGTTTCAGGTGTCAGAAGAACAGGGGTCGCATCGGGCACTGACACCTGACACCCGACACCTGACACCTTTCTTCACAGCGTCAACACGCGGCAGCGGTAGCCGTCCGCGCGCATGCGATCGAACACTTCTCGTTGGTCGTTCTCATCGCGGCATTCCACGACGACTTGATATGCTTCGGGGATTTGGACTTCGTCGCGATCGGCCGGCAGGCCGTCGAAGTGACTGCGTCCGGACGGTTCGCTCGCCAGAACGTCGAACAATCGCCGCACGGCGGCGCTTTCGGTGTGGACCTCGGCCAACAGCGCGTTGAGATGCTCGTGCGAAACGCTCGCCATGCCGGCCAGCGGGTCGTGCGTGAGCAGGATCTTGTCGGCTTCGGCTTCGTCCACGTCGAGCACCAATACGGGCACGACTGCATCGGGCGTGGTTTCGGCGCGCAAGTGACCGTCGATCAGCATCAGCGCGCCGTCTTCGAGCTCGCGGACCAAAAGTGCGTCGGCGTAGCCGATTTCCGCCAGCACGCCGCGCAGCGCGTCTTGCTGCGCCGGCGGGTGCAGCCGCCAGTTGCGCGGGTTCGGCCGCAAGTCGCTGGCGCGAACCCGGCGAAGTTCCTTGATCCGGTCGCGGACATTCACGATTTGCTGATCCTATACCTGGGGTGGCACACGTCGACCACCATTATTTGACCATCGATTCTCGGATGATTTGCTGCAGTTCTTTCATGTCTGCGCGCAGCTCCGCGCGGAGCACGTGGTGGGCTTGCTCCAGCGAAATGAGGCGGGCGCGAAATTCGGCCAGGTCAATTGCGCGGGCGTACACGCGGCCATTCGATATGCCGGTGGCGCTCTCGCGCCGCGGCATCCACTTGAGGATGCCGACGGCAAGAGTGCCGAGCGTGCCGAGCAAAACGGTGGCGACGGGCCAGTCCATGGGCAGATTTGGTGTCAGGTTTCAGGTGTCAGATTTAAGGCAGGTTTCATGTCGAGTTCTGACACCTGACACCCGACACCTGACACCTTTCTTAGTCACGGTCCGGGCGCCGCCGGAATGACGGGCGCTGTGGATGCGCCGCTTGCCGTGACGCCACCACCGCCTCCTATCGTCGCGTCGCTGCGCAAATTGGCGTAGAGATTCGTGAGGTTGGTTGGCCAGGGATGCAGTTCGGGCAGCTCCGTAACAGGAATGCCTTCGGCCAGCACATCCAGCCGGTCTTCGGTGAACACTCGATCAAGCCGCGGGACGGTATCGACCATTTCGGTTTGGGTGAAGAAGTCGCCGGGGTTGTAGGCGGCGAAGTCGGCGTCGCTGAGTTTGAAGCCGTCGGCGGTGGCTTCGGCCCGTGTCTTTCCGAACAGCTCGATCGCCATGTTGATGTAGACGCGCTTGACGTATTGGCCGACCTGGCCTGCGAAGGCCGTGGAAATCTCCAGGCTGCGGCGGTTTTCGGTGTGCTGCATCGCTTCCGCGAGCGAGATCAGGATCAGCTCCGCCCAGCGGCGCATGAACTGGTTGCGCACCAGGAAGAACGGCACGGGAAAGACGCGAAACACTTCGCCGGCCGGGCGGGCGTGGACAACTTCCATGTTGTTCTCGCCCGGCGGCACCGCGCGCCCCGCCAGGATGTTGGCCGCACGCAGGTACAGCTTGTGGATGCGCTTGGCCGTGTTGATCGACGGCGGGATGCGCAGGTCGGCGTCCTCATGGTGCATGATGTGGAACAGGTTGCGGCCAACGAGGTAGGTCCAATCCAAGATTTGCGGATTGAGACTGCCGACGTCGTTCGACCAATTCGGCACGGCGTAGCCCGCTTTGCCGAACTCGCCGACGTTGTACCAGAGGACGGCATCGGTGTTGGTGATGGGCATGTGGGGGGCCTTTCGTGGGTTGGAGCGTGTGCTAATAAAATGCGTTTTGGTTGGCAAGGTGTCGGGTGTCAGGTGTCAGTGAGCATCAGGGGGCAAATCGTGCCCTGACACCTGACACCCGACACCTGACACCTAGCGACTGGCGATGTATTGCTTGATTAACGAATCCTGCGCCTGGAGAATCTCCGCGGCGCCGGGATACTTTCTGGCCACGTGTTCGCTGGCCCATTGGTGGGCTTTTGCGAAGGAATCTTTTTCGATGGGGACGTAATGGGTTTCCGGGACCGTGCGCTGGGGCGGAATGGGGCTGTCGACGACGATCGGATGAGGGTCAGGAGTCGAGGGTCTAGGGTCGAAAGCCGGGAGGTGGAAGCGTTTGCGCAGGCGGCGGCCGGCTAGAGCGCTGCCGATGACGACGGCGGCGGCTAGGGGGCCGCTGAAGCCGAGCGTGGCGGCGATCAGTTTTCCTGTGGAGAGGCCTTGAAGGAAACCGGCTTTTGACGCGGCAATTTGTTCGACGTGTTGGCGGATGGATTCGAAACGAGTGGAAAGCGATTTGAAGCGGCTATCGAGTTCAGAACGCTCAGCGAAAGGCGTTGTATCGAGCGGCCGGATATCGCCGGGTCGCAAATAGCCGGCCAGGTCGGTGCGAAGCGCGTAGTCGCCCTTGGGTTGTTTGGCAGCGTCGAGGGCGCGCAGACGCGCGTCGAGAGCATGGATGGCCGCCTGCCAGTCGCGACCTTGTTCGGATATCCCTGGCAAAGTCGGCGGATGACCGAACTTAACGTGCAGGACGCGATTCAAGAATTCACGCACCGGTCGGCCGCAGGTGGCATACGTAAGGCCACCGCGCTGGCCCCACACGACGCCAACTAGTTCACCACGCATGTTCAGCACGCCGCCGCCGCTGTCGCCGGAGCGGACCGCGCCGCAGATCGTGAGTGAAGGATAACTTGCGCCGACGGCAGTCGCCTGTCCGGCAATAGCGCCGCGAATGCAGCGAAATTGGCCGTTTGGACCAAAGCCGCACGCGGCCAGCAATCCAGTTGGTTCGTTGTCGCTTATGGAAACTGTGTCAATCTTCGGTGATTGAATTGTGAGCGCGGCCAGGTCGTGCGAACGGTCACGTTCAACCAGTCGCGCTGCAAAGCGGCCGATAGGCGGGAATGTGACATTGATGTTTTGCGTCGATGAATCGAAGAGGTGCGCACAAGTGAGCACGAGCCCCTCGGAACCATTGATCGCGATGAGTGTTCCACTGCCGATGGTGCCGTCGCCGACACTAATGCGGCAGTGGGCGGACGATTGGAGAGTTGGGCGTGGAGAGTCAAGAGCCGGAGCGCGATCCGCACCGCGTAGCTCGGGCGGAATCGCGCAAACCCGTTGGCCCGTCACGGGATCGATATAGCACGGCGCTTGCGCGCGGATGGCGGCGGGCCGCACCAACGCGAGGCAGATTGCAAGGCAGTACATCGTCCGGCTGTTGAATCTCGATGCGCGACGATACGAGGATTTGATTTGGTCTGT